TTTATTCCTACTTTAGCCATTGATTAGACTCTTGATTTTAAATATTTAGATTGCATAATTCTTAGATTTTAATCTTTCAGTCCTTACAACTATAGAAGAAGTATGAATTCCTGTAGGATTTGTAGTTCCTCCAATACCAATACCATCCAATGTATATGCAGGGTAAGAAATGGACTTAGATCTATTATCTAATTTAATTCTACCCCAACTAAAGTTTCCAAATGATATACTAGAAGTAGTTCCACTACCAATTGTATTCATTCCAACAATTCCACTCCCTGTTCCCTGAGAATCAAAAGTATATTGAGTAGAATCAAAGTAAATGTTAGTATTACTAAACCCTGCAGTAGTAACCCCACTCATATTAGCCTTAACTCTCGCAATATGGGTTGTTCCAATACCAGTCTTAGATTCTTCTGCACCAACAAAAGATACTTCAACAACTGATACCTCACTTGCTTGATAAACATTATCAATAAATTGAGTTCCTACTCCAATAATATTCTGATTAATATCTCTACTTACTAGAGAAGTTTCAGCAAGACCTACATTCGATTGAGTTACAACAAAGAAATCATTAACTTGAATAGTACTCAAAGTAAGTGCTGTACCCACTATTAACGGATCCCTTAAGTAAGAATCATCAGGAATATAGAAATCAAAGACAAATTTATCAATACCCTGTACATCATCTGTACCAAATCCAACAATAACACCATTATCACCAGCATAAGAAGTTACTTTGTCTGTTTCAGTAATTACTACAGGAGGATCTATCAATACCTGTGGTGGATTTGTAGAATCATATCCAACACCGCCATTATTGGTAATTGTTATGCCTGTTACAGTTCCATTATTAATAGTTGCCTCTGCTGTTGCTCTAGTATTGTTATTAACTCCAGTAGTAGAAGCAATACTCACTATAGGGGCACCAGGATACCCTGTACCGCCCGTAGTTATTACTATAGAGGAAATAGTACCACCAGTAGAAACAACCGCTGTAGCAGATGCTCCTACAGTATTAACTTGATTGTATAAGGTAACACCTTTCTGGAAAGAAAGATCAGTATCATTCTCATTATCTGCGTCAAAGAATGGTCTTAAATTATCAACCCAAACAGTAGTAGATCCAATTCCAACACTACTAATAAGATAAGCAGAAGGATAAATGCTTGGTTCATACAAAGATCTATCTTTTCCAACTTCCTTTCCATCTACAATCTTATCTTCAGTCTGTCTGCACCAAACCACAGGTCTCATGAGAGTTTCATCTGTAGTATTGCCTGGTCCGAAGTATGGATTTGTACTTACAAGATCAGTAGCATCTATACTTGTAACTATTCTAGGATCTTCCTGTAAAGTAGATTTTTGTCCTTTGGCAGGATCGTATCCAACTGTTAATTTATCACCTGGCTTAATAGTCTCTAAAATATCTTTAAATACAACATCTAAACCACCAGTTCCCTTATAGAATAGAATCTTAGAAGAATCCCCAACTTTAGGTGCTTCAGTAAAGGTAATTACACTACCTCCACTAAATGTATATCCTTCTCCAGGAACTTGTAAAATATCATTAACGAATATCAATAAAGCATCTTCAACATTAATATTAGAACCAGCAGAAGATCTAATTGAAAGTAGAGTTCCGCTTTTGCTAATTCTGAAGGCTTGTGTATCACCATCAAATAAATCATCAAAATTATCAAGAACTTCAAGTGTTCCTAGAGACCATCCTGTAAATTCCTCTGTAAATTCATCTGTAACAGTAAGTTGGAATTCTTGGAATCCAGAAGTAGTTGGAATTCCTGTTGTTCCTCCAATAGGAACTGTTAAAATATCACCCTCACCATAACCATATCCAGTATTAGTAAGTTCAAAATCAATTACACTAGAACCTTGACCAACCTGAACATCGACTCTTCCAGCAGTTCCAAATCCAGTTTCACCATCAGCATAAATTAATGGTAAATTAGCATAAGAAAGAGGGAAATCAAATACCACATCTAAAGGTTTCTGAACCTTACCAGAACGGGCATAGAAGTGAGTTCTAGTTGAAACTCCAGTGTTAACACTAAATGTATTATTATCAATAATACTTAAAACTGTCGCTCTGCCAGTATCGGTTCCATTAGAAACTGCTTGGTCTGTTGGTCTTGGTGCAATAATTACTCCTTGTACAGTTCCTCCATTTTTATAGAAAGTTGGAACAGTAGATACACCAACATTAACTACAAATTCAGTTGCACTATTAACTTGAGTTACCTCTGTACCAGCATAATAAGGATCAGGTTTTCTTGGATATTTGTGAGTAGATGCATTACCATCTTTAGAACATGTGAAGGATAAAGACTCAGTGCCAATCTTAATATTGGTTCCAGTTTTTAAAGTATGAGCACCAATAGTCAATACCATAATTCCTGTAGAAGCATCATAAGTTGCATTAGAAACATTATGAGTGACTGATGCAGATGTACCAACATTAATAGTAAAGGTATTTGCTGTTGTTGCAGCAACTGCTACCATAGTATTATGAATAGGATCAGTTACACGAGGATATGAATGTAAGGATGTATAATCATCCATTGCACATCTAAATTCTAATGCATTCGTTGATACTTCAACAGTATCTGTAGTAAACAATCCATGATTAGCAACAGTAAATGTTACTAGTCCTACAGCAGCATTATATGCAGCATCAGTTGGTGTTAGTGTTCTTGTAGTATTAGCAATACTAATTGAATTTGAAGTAGAACCTGCAAATATATGCTGATAATCACCACCACTGGTTATAGCATTGGTTGCTGTTCCACCGTTCCATGTATGTGTATACTGATCATTCTTTGCAGAAACTCCAACATCAAGAGTAATGGTATTTGATGTTGTTGCAGCAATTGCTACTGAATTATTATAAGCATAATCTTCACCTCTTGGATAATAATGAGTAGAAGCACCATTATCTAATGCACAGGTCATTCCAATACCAGTAAATATAACCTCTTTTCCTATTTCATATCCATGATTTCCTGAAGTAGTTACTGTTGCAATTCCAGTTGATGCACTATAAGCAAATCCAGCAATAGACTTAGGACCAGAGTAAGTACATGTAAATGCAATTCCAGAAAGAGTAACCTCATCACCTTGAGATAATCCATGAGGCATAAATGTCTTAATTTCACTTATACCTGTTATTGAACTATATCCTACATTAGTTACACTTCTTGGTTTGTAGAATACTTGAGAATTAGTAACCGCAACTCCTGTTACATGTCCATTAGCAACAGTAGCAGTACCAATTTTAACTACATCACTATCAATAAGATTTTCTTGCTGAATTGAAACATTTACAGTTTGAATTCCTGATCTATATCCAGAACCAGTATTACCAATACTAATAGAAGTAATAGTTCCTGATGCACCTACAATTGCTGTTCCTCCAGCAGCAACTAATGGTTGATATCCCCAACCTTCAGTTGATCCTACTGATACTATTACTCCACCCAATGGACGCTTAGTTATATTAGCGTCTCTATCTAAAGTAGCTGGATCAACTGCATCTCCAGTGAAAGTAATGGTTGTAATACCTGCTGCTTCTTCAAGTGTATAATTATAAGCAGCACCTGGTCCTTGGAATACATCATTAACTAAAATTACTCCATTTTCAGTAGAAATCCCTGATATATTTTGACCATTTGATTTTAAAGTAAACTCGTGGCTAGTACCATTAAATCCAGCAGAAATATCATCAAAAATAAGATTCTTAGAATAAGTTTCATTACTTGTATTAGGTATTCCACGACGCATGAATGATCTGCCCTGGAAAATAGAACTAGTTGAAATTCCTACCCAATCTCTTTCATCTGGTGGATTTGTTGGTAAACTTTGAGGAACATTTCCATAAGGTGCTTCAGAGAAATTAAGTGTATTATCAACAATATTATAATTACCATTTACTTTAGTAATCATAGTATTTGTACCATATCCAGAACTCTTAGTTCCTAACCACCCTCTTCTCACTCTTATCCTATTAGTACTGCCAATACCCACACCTTCAATCTTCATTATTTCATCTTCAACTTGTATTAAATCACTTCCAGTAAATGAAGTTATACCACTAAATTCAAGTACATCACTGGTAGTAAATATTTCATCAGCAAGATGAGTAGTTAAAGCAGTAGATACAATTGGTGATTGGAAGATATTATCTAAAGCAACAATAACTTTTGGATTTTGATTGGTAGAAGTAAATCTATGTGATGTACCAATACCAACACTAGTAATATCAAGTACTTCAGGAACTACCTTAAGTGCATTTTCAGCAGTAGTTGCTACTTTAACCTTATCAGCATCAATTTTAACAACATATAATTCTGTGGGTAGATATGTTGTAGAGAATCCTAATTCAGGGAAATTAGTATCAACAATTCTTATTGCGTGTGTAGAACCTATTCCAGAACGAGCATACTTAATTTTCTCACCAGTTACAAAGAAATGATTAGGAATTGAAATAGTATTAGCATCAATACTAACAATAGAACTATCATTACCCTCAAAACTTCTTTGGAAAATTTCGTAATTATTATGTGTTAAATCAAATGCTCTCTTAATATCCTTATCAGTACCCGTATAAGAACTAAAGAATGCATTTACAGAACCTGCTTCATTAAGACTCATCGAAGTCTTATTATCATCTGTTATTCTTAATGCATTAGTATAAGCATTAACTTCGACATCAATATTTGGTGTTGGAGTAAAGGTAACTTGAAGATTAGTAGTTCCTCCAACATTAATATCTAATTTAGATCCAATAGTACCCAGTCCAACAGATGTTTCTACATTACCAAACTCAACTTCATAAGTATTACCTAAACCATCTTCTTCAATATAATCATCAACAACAATAAATTCAGACATCTGATATCTATTATTTGTTTTATCAGTGACTTGAATTATAAAATATCCAGCATCAAAAATATCATCAGATGCAATTTGAGATTCAAATTCTGCTATTACTGTAGGTGTTGGATTTGCACTAGCACTAATTGAAGTAGTTCTTGCTTCTATCCTTGCATGTTTCAAATCAGCAGTTCCAATACCAGTTGCTGCATCAGTCGCTAAAGCAACTTGAAGAGTATTAACTATTGCAGTTGTTCCTATTCCTACACCTGGATGGAAATCAACTTTAACATTTGCACCATCAATATAAGCACTATAAGTTCCTAATCCAGCAGCAGACCAAGGTGTTAAGTTAGTAGATAGTTCCCCAAATTGCATTAACTCCACATTAGTTCCATCATGAATGATATTCAATTCCTCCATCTGATATTCATTATTTTGAATACCTGTATCCGCTGTAATATTAACAAGTGTTTTAATAGAACGATATGTAGAAGCAATACTAACAATATTGGTTTGAGTATTGGGAGCAACTTGCGTACTTTGAGAATCAATTAAAGCAATTCCATCCAAACTCGTAGCACCAGTAGCAGCAAAATTATCATTTAGATTATAAGAAAGAGCCATAACCCAAAAGTCATTGACTGCAGACTTAGTAGGATAGAATAATAATTGTCCTTCATCACCTAAAATATTAAAGTCAAAAGAACCTTGATCATATTGAGTATCAATTCTACCATATTGATTAATATATGCAGTAGAACTATCATGAATAAGATCAACAATCATTAATTGCCTTTCTCCTGTATATCTCTTATCTCTTACAAAAGTAATAAATTTTGCAGAACGAGTATCATCTAAATTAAAACTTCCAGCAACACTATATGCCGTTGATCTTGGATAACTATTAAATTGTGGACTAATATCATCAATTGACAGTACTCTGTTACCAATTGATTCATAATAATCAGTAAGAACTCTACTATTAAAAATTATTTCATCAGATGCTATTTTATAATCTAATGTTAATGAATTTTCTTTTACTAAATCAAAGTTATAATCACAATTTAAATCTCCATGTCCAATTAAGTCATTAATAACTTCAAAGGATGTTAAATTAGTTGATAATCCTACTGATACATTAACATCTTCATTAGTTTCTAATTGATAATCAGAGAATTTTTTAAATCCTAAAGTATGATTAGTACTACTTACAAGATCATCCCAAGTATCAAAATCAACTTTAGATCTTAATGAATATGCAAAATTCTGATAATAGTAACTATCCTGAATTCTTTGCATACTATAATTAAGAACCCCAGACTGAGTTTTATTTCCTTTATCAACTTTAGTGAAAGCATTTAATTTAAACTTAGCATCATATGTAGTAACTGATGATGCAATTCCTTGGGTATTGGAAGATTGTCCTTTGATTACCTCATTTAATACAAAATTATCAGGAGACGATATTTTTAAAACACCATCATTAGTATCCCAAGATTCAACTATACCAGTTGCAGAATTTGATTTAACTTCTTCACCAATAAAGAACTCATTAGTTTTTAATTCAGTTTGGAATAGGGGGAAATGTTTTGCAGGAATAATCCTTCCCATAGAATTAGCAGGTATAAATTCTCCAATAGTTTGACCTGCACCAATCAAATTACCCATATTATAAACTACTGTTGCCCCTATTCCACCTATATTTGGATGAGTTGCAGTAATTGTAAATAACTCATAATTATAATTAACAGAATTATATCCCAATCCAGTTGAACCAACTCCAACACTTATATTCTCTATCATCACCTTATCATTTACATTAAATGGGAAGGTATCTGCAGTACTAAATCCAACATTTAATTCAACAGTTACATCCGCAGTATTAGGATTATATGAAATACTACTAATACCAACACCATTTGAATTTTCAATAGGAAGAATAGTAGGAGGTAGCATAGACATACCTGTACTATTATTTAAAATTTCTACTTTAGAATTTCCTAAAGTATATTTTAAATCAACACCAGGCAATTCTTTTCCAGTATCTCCATCTAAAACAACTAATTTAGGTGGTATAGAATATCCCTTTCCAACTGAGGTTACACCAACAGATTTTAAAGATCCTAAATCTCTAATTACCACGAATTGGGGTAAATTAACACTAGGTTCTAGAGTAGGATCAGAAGGGAAATCAAATCCAATATCTTTAATAGTAGTTTTCTTTATCTTACCAATAGAAGTACTATCAGCTTCTACTAAAGCATTATTACCACTCTTAGATTTAATAGTAGAAATACCAGGAAGAGAATAATAATTTTGCCCTTGATTAATAATTTCAAACTGTTTTATAGGTCCATAAGCGGATTTAGAAGTAGTATTATATTTTAATACTGAAGTAGTTGGTGTATAAGAAGATTGTTCTGGTATATTTGGTATAGAATACTTAAATGAGCTGGTAGAACCCAGAGTAATAGTTTGCTCACCATTATAAAGACTATTTTTAATTTCAATTTGACTATTATTAGTTACTGGATCTATAATAATATTTTTATACAAATCAGGTAAATTACTTTCAGAAATTGGATCTAACTTATAATATAAAATTTCAGGTATATAATTATCTACTTTTAAAGTAACTTTAGCATCGGCAGTTACACCAACAGTACCTGTTCTTTGAACTTCAAAATTTCTATTAATTTTACTACTTTCCCATTCTTCAGTAAAATCTTTATCAGTATAGAAATTTAATGCAAATGCTGCATATAGTACTCCTTGATTAATATAAGAAAGGGAAGAATCGGATAAATCAAATATTACACTAGAATCTTTATATACTTTTAGTAAAGGATTAATTTTACTAAATGTTACATCTGCAGCACTTGTAATATCGATAATTACTGGTTTTAATAAAGTAGAATTATGATATGTTTCAGATAATTTAAATGTATTATTATCAACTTTTACAATAAAATATATTCCATTATCAGTTAACCCACCTAAAGAAGTAACAGGGGCATTGTAAATAACCTTTTCGCCAGTTAAATATCCATGATCACTAAGAGTAAATGAATTATTTGTTATGTTTATATCAGCAGCAAGAATTGTAGTAGGATCAACTATAAGTCTTCTATTATACTTGTTATACTTAACAGTAAAGGTTTTTGTATTAGAAGGATTAACTGAAACATTAACTACATCATTATTGGATAATCCATGTGTAGATGCAGCGGCAACTGTAACAATATGCTGAGAAATTTCTCCAGTTATTGGTTCATACTGAGTTTTAAAGCTATGATATACATTTGTACCAATTCCAGTAAAGAAGAGGGTTGTAGACGCTTTAAACCCACTATCAACGCCATTAAAGGTACCAGTAGAACCTAGAGCAACTCTTACTGTTGCTAGACCAACTAAATTATCGTCAATTTTAGCAACATAAACTGTAGAAGGTAAAGTAGAAACAGATACAGTAGAATCATAAGCAATAGAAATTCCAAGACCAGTATTTGGAGAATAAGAAAGTTTATCACCTGTTCTTAATCCATGATTTGGAATATAAAGTGATTTTGTAGGAATAAAAACTTCACTAGTACCAGAACCAACATAATCAAGAGATACAGTTGTTCCTATACCAACTCCAGTAAGAGTTCCTAATCCAACTGTATGAATTGGATTAAAATAAATTTCTTTATTGACTCTATAATTATAAGTTGTATTAAATCCAGCATTAATAGTTAATCTCTTTGGTCTTTCATAAACAATTGTTGTTACAGAATGAGCTGATCCAACAGTACCATCTATTTGCCTTAATACTCTAATTCTAGAATATAATGGTTCTACATTTAAAACTTTTACTTGCTCAGTTCCTATTCCTAAAATATCATTACTTCTAATTCTGTCATTATGCAAATTACCAGAAACATTTAAAAAAGTAACTATACCAGTCGTACTTGCATCATCAATTGCTATGGTATTATTACCAACTCCTGTTAAAGACCAAGTATGAGTAGTAACTCCTACATTATAAGTACCACCAATTTTAGATGATGTAGTAGATAATCCACTAACAGTAACTAATTCAGTATTCCAAAATTCATGAGGATTAGGTGAAACAATCTCATAGATTCCATTAGTATTCGATGGATAAATCTCTACACCAGTAATAACACTACTAGCAACACTTACACTAGTTACTGTTTTACCATCAATATGAGATACTTTAGCATCTGCTCCTCTACCCTCTGTGTTTGTATTATCAAAAACTATAGAATCTCCAACTTTATATAATTCTCCTCCCGTCTGTATTCCTATACTTTCAATAGTACCAGGAGATATACCTGTTATATCAATCGTTTGTTTTAAATCATTTGGAATAGAAAGATACTTATAATTAAGATCTTTAGCAACTAAATTATATGGTTGAGTATTCCTAAACCATCCATCATAATTAAATTTATCCTGAGATGCAAAAACTGAGGAATTAAAATCATTAGGAGTAGAATTATAATTATCTCCTATTAAATATGGGAATTTAGGTTCTTTATATCCATCAAATGGACCTGCAGATGCAGCAACAGAACTATCAACAGTTGCAAAATATGCATAAGTTCCATTTGGAAATTCTGGTGTAACACAGAATCTTCCATTATTTTTATCTAATACTGTATCATCACTTACTTCATTATGAGAATAATCTTCAATAAAGAATCCTTCAGGATAAATTGAAATAGGAGGTCTTCCTTCTTTCAATTCTAAAGAATAACCAGATTTCATCTGGGCAATAGTTCCACCCTGATTTGTAAGGTATCCATATGGTCCATATATTGGATTGCCATCATATGCCCAACCAATTATAGGTGAATGGAATTCTGAGGGTACTTCACTATTGTTTACTCTTCTTAAATCAGGTCTATTATATAAAGTCTTACCAGACTGATTTACAGAGTATACAGCCTCTCTAAGTTTTCTTGGAGCATATAAATGAGTGTACTGTAAACCTTCTTGACCTTTTACAATATATCCATCATCTTTTGTAAAATTGGGATCTCTTTGGAATAAATTTACATTCCAAGTTTGAACATTTGATTTTAATTTAAGACCCTTTCCTACTGTTCTAATAGAAACAGTTGTAGATGCTTGTACATATCCAACACCACCTGATATTATTTTAACATCTATTAATTGATTATTTTCTATTACTGGTGTCAAAACTGCACCAGTACCTACACCATCAATATCTAAATTAGGAACACTAGTATAATCAATACCTTTATTCAAAATAATAATATCAATAATAGCACCATTACTAACTATAGGTTCCACTTGAGCATTTCTTCCTCCATTAGCAAAGAAAACTGAAGGAGTCCTATTAAAATTAATAATTTCGGATGAACCATATCCAACACCATTATTTTCTAAATGGATTGAAGTAGTTTCTCCTCTAAAAATTGGTTGTATCTTCGCAGTAAAAGTTTCAGTACCTACTGCAGGTATTCCAATAGTACCAGTTAAATTAACGCTAATCTCAGGATAATTAAATGTCTGGATACCTTCACCTTTTGATCCAATATTAACATACTGTTGTGTATCATATAAGTCTTTTGTTAGAGATAATTTAAAATTATCTTTATCAATTGATGTTACATAATACTCAGATCCATGAACTAGACCCTCTATTATAGTTCCATCGGTTGTATATTTAATAACCTCTCCAGAACTATAATC